CTTTTCTTTGTTCTACTGTTACCTTGCCTCCAAGGTAGTTTTTAAATCCTTTTAACTCATTTTGCAAGTCTTTTCTTGCTTTTTCTTGAGCTTGGGATTTTTCTTGTACTTCTGACTCTTCTCTTTGCTTAACATTAGTTCTTTCAGTTCGAATAGCGTTTTTTAATTGCTTTCTAATCTTAAGAGCTTCGTGTTTAAGCATTCCAGAATCTTCCATTCTATCTAATGAGTCATCAACATCATACTCATCCATACCTGTCGCTTTCATGTCAGCAGCTAATAGCTCTCTGTCTGAAAATTGAAGGTATCCTTCGTACTTTGTAATTGTATCATTTTTAACTTCAGGCTCATTCTTTACCTTTAAAGCTTCAATGATGTCTTCCTTAGACGAACCCTCTAAGCCAAGCTGCTCTGCTACCGCATCCCAGTTAACCCCCTGATCCTCAACTACTTCCCCTTCAGACTCTTCTTTAGGCTCTGACTGATCTTCTAAATCCCAATCATCATCCTTAACTTCTTGAGCTACAGTTTCCTCTTCTACCTCATTAACCTCTTCTGAACCCCAATCAAAATCTGAATCATCATCTTCTTCTTGTAGTACTTCAGACTCAACCTCATCTACCAGAGCTGTAGGCTCTTTTTCTGTAGATTGCTCTTCGTCAACATGACCTACTTTATCAACTAAGTCATCTAGTCCTGCAAAAGCGCTTGGATTAAATTCTTTAATCTCTTCGCTTAGTGTCTCTTTTTTCTCTATTGTCTCTTCCATTTTGCAATATTAAGCAATTTTTATCAATAATTCAAGATTTAATTTTTAATCTGACCTTTTAACTGCCCTTCCATTTGATTTAAAGCTGCGTCTGCACGCTTAGATCCATAAGTATCATCTGATAGTATCTCGGCAGTTTCAAGCTTCGATTGATGCTGTATTTCAGCAACCTTGATTCTAGTTTCGTTATCTAGTTGATTCATTTCAACTTCTATTTGTAACTCTCTTTCTTTAGCTTCAGCCTCTGCTTGAGCTTGCTCTTGCATGCCTTGCTGTTGTTGAGCTTGCATTTCTTTAGCAGCTTCTAAACCTCTTTCTAATATATGCTCAGCTTCTGTTAATGTATCAGATTTATAAATTCTAATTACATCTAACATATCTATCTGACCACCTTGTAAAGCTGATTGTGCTAATTGAGATACAGCAGCTTTCATTTGCTCATCCTTACCACCGTCACCTAAGAATACTCCGTAGTCATTAAGAGATACATCTGGCAGTATAGATATAAACTTATATGTTCCATCGCCAAATACCGTAGCAGTCTTCTTACCTTCAGCCCACGCAATCTTCATTAGATTAGCACAACGCATTAATACGTCTTGCTTAACCATGTCATGTGACCAGAACCAAGATCTAGTAATCGTAGCAGACTGTACTACAGCTCTCTGCTGATTACCCACCTGCTCATACTGCTCAATCTGACCTTCTCGCTGTTTAGTTACACCTGATACTTGACCAGCCATATCTTCTAACATCACTTTTAGGTTTATAAGTTGCTGTACAGAACTAGATAGCGTAAAGTCTATTTGTTGGAACTGATTAAAGGTTTGAGCCTGTAATCCTTCATCCTTAGAGTTTATAGGGATAATACCATCATTCTTAATGTGGTACATTATATCCTGCATATTCATTCCAAGATTAGCTGGCATTTGAGCTACATCGTAGACCACTGCCTTACCACCTGAGCGAGCCATAGACAATTCTATGTGATACATTACAATATTGTAAAGCATCTGCACGTTTTTAAGTAGGTCTACCATAGAAACAGGACTTCCAGTTGTATGATTTCTTACGCAACCAACATAACTTAAATTAGCAGCACTAGGATCATCTAAAGAGCGTATTTGATTAGGAACTCGCTGACAATTAACCATAATCGAACCACCAATCTTTGTAGCCTGCCAAATGTCATCAACAACAACCTTACGAATCTTTTCACCTTTACGCTTCTTGTATTTATCAGAAACCATCTTCCTAAATGGCTTATCATTATCATGCTTATTAGGGCTTAATTTGTATTGTATCTTTTTTAAGGATCTCCACTCAGCGTGAACCACCTTAACTCTCATATCCCCACCGTCACCTTTAGAATACCAGTTTGCATACTCAGAATAAAGGTCTGTATTATTTTGTTTAGAGATAGACTCTATTAAATTTATTTGCTTATCATCAAGTTGATCCCCGAACTCGTCTATTATATCATTTGGTGATAACCATCTCTCCTCTGTAATCCAGTTAGCCTCACTTAAGTCATCTGTTTCACTTGACAAATCATAAGAGAAAGACCTTGGGTCTACACGCCTTACCTGCGGATCTCCATCCTTTATTTCTATTCTATAACATTCTTTTCCTGTTATAAGTAAGTCTCTAAACCCTTCCTTGAATCTATTCTTTATTTTATATCTATTAGTTAGAAACTCTAATCCATCCTGAACAGACTCCTCTATAGACTCTCTGTAGTTGTAACGCATAAACGTATCTATGTCGTCTGGGATTGGAATCTCCTGACCTTCGGTATTCGTCTCCATACCTAGGTTTTTCATTTCCTCTTTTACTTCTTCTAGAAGCTTGTTCATAACCATAGTTACTTTATGGTCTTCCTTTCTATTGATAGCCTCTTGATTTATTGTAACTACCTTAGTATCTAAAGGCCTGTGAAGATCTTCACCTAGTAATAAATCTATCTTTGGCTGTACTATAGGGTAATTAACTAATCGCGCTGGGTAGCTATAACCGTATTGCTCTGTAAGGTATTTATAATCCTCACGATCAAACCTTCCATTATACACATCATAGTTTCTTATATCTTTTGCTCGATGACCACTTTCTATGCTTGACAAATGACCTGTACTACCAACTATTGCATCAAGCATTTGTTCGCACCACTTCTCATTCTTTTTCGAGTCTGGTATTAATTGACTAGGAAAGTTCCTCATTATCTTGTATATTTAATTGGCGTACCATTACTATCATATTTATAATATATAAATCCACTCTCTTTTATTGTTTCCCGTTCTCTATCTTTTACTTCAATTGCAAAGTTATCATTTTCATGGATAAGACACAAACCAAAAGCTACAGCTCTATCTGTATTGCGCGAACCCCAGTCGCATAGCTCATCCAACAAGTCTATAAACCATATATCATCAGCCTTTTCCTTTATGTAATCATACATTAAAGACTCCATATACGCCTTAATTTGCTTATTCATGTGGACTCCGTAATTGTTTCTAGTCTTAGTTCCAGGAGAATGTGCGCTACGAGGTTTCGTCTTTAAGTACCTCTGAGCTTTATTTCTAAGGAAATAATCTAGTATACCAATCTTAGTGTATTCTACCAACATTTGAGCATTGTAATATACAGCTAATTTTAGACATCCCTCAAAAAACATGTCAGCAGTTTCAGGTCTATCTGTATATTCTGCTATTGGAAGCCTATATGGTACGTTAGTATTCTCTATTCTACGGAATATCATAGCACACCCCAAAGATGGCGCTGCACCAGCTTGATCTTGATCGTAACTATCAATACCTCCAATATCTAAGCCAGACAAATTAGTCTTAGGATGGTGTAGTATTTTATATGGTCCGTGTGGGTGTGGAGTAAACTTAACCTCATGAGTCATACCTTCATCGTTTATCACCCAATCTAAATGCCCTGTTGTTATGTGCTGCTCAGGATCTTTAAGTTCTTGAACACGACCTCTTTGCTGGTTAAGCAATGCTATATCAAATCGTGAACCTTTAGTTTTTAGGAACGCTTCTTGTATAGTTAAGGGGTAATTTTGTAAATGCAAATTATACGCCTTACTATCTCCACCACCTTCTAATATCTTATTACGTTCACCCTCTATGTACTCATAAGCTTTCTGTTCGTCATCAATTCCAGTCTTAGGGCTAAAGAATCCATGTAACGCTCTTGACGCAGGAATAAACATAGGAATAAGATTAAATGCATCTGCATTATAATACATATCCATAAAATCAGCAGAAGCTGCGTCAATATCCCCACCTGTTCCACCAACAACAGGCACCCCATACTGCAATGCCCCATCCATGAAACACGCTTTAGACGACATGTATGCATTCTTCAATCTCTTAAACTCCCCTGCTTCTTCAAATATCATTATAGATAAACGCTCACCCTTGTATACTTCAGGATCATCCATAGTTCTACAGTGTATAACAGACTGATAACCGCCTATCTCCCAACGCCCCTCAGCGTTCTTCTGCCTATACCCTGCCCGTAATACATCCTTAGTATCCTTCAACCATCCATGCCGAAAATTTGGATGTTGATTCATCAACCCCTTTTTGACTTTATCAAAAAACGAGTGTGCTGTAACCCCTAGCCCAGCCGCAATTCCGACCTCGGAATGCGGAAAGAATGTAAATTCATGCGCAACCAGCCCTGAGTTCATATAAGAGAATCCCTTATCCCTAGCCTTTATCACTATCATTCCTTTACCTTCTCTCCTACATGTATCAAAGAGCATAAAGTACTCCTTATCCATATCCCGATACCAAGGGTATATAAGGGTCTTACGATTTGAATCACTCCCATCATTACCAAGTATCATATAATAATTAAGATACCAATAATAATTTCCAGGAATCCAATCACCTCCTATCGGCTGAAAGCCGTGTATGCATCTATGCATTTCCTCTTCCCAGTAATCTTGATATACAAGACTGTCTGCGTCTAGATTTGGGTGCCCGTGATTAGGTATAGGCCTGTAAGCCTGTACGTCAAAATTCTTCTTAGCCATTAAGCATCTTTTAGTCTAACAGCTCTATCCTCTAAAAAGCTTAGAGTCTGTTCACCACTAATTGTTTTTCTCTCTCCTCTACGTTCTATAGCCTCTAATAAAACTGTTCTAGTTCCTAAGAGCTTCTCTATACCTATCATAACCTTCTGCAAGTCCTCAGCTGTCTCCTGATCTAAATGCCATTCATTAATAAGTGTAGTATACTGGTCTATCTTCTTATTAAAAGCTTCTAACTGATCATCTAAAGGATCTCTCTGTAGTTTTCGATACTTCTCTATACCTGCTTGTATCAAAGGATGTTTATTGTCAGCCCAGGAGGGCTTCCCAAAGATGTCTGTGGCTATCTGCCTATTTCGATCCTTCTCATTCAAGTATCTATAAGGTGAATCATAATCCTGACTCAAAGCTATAAACCTCATTGCCTTCTCACCTAACTTCTTTTCCTTTAATATCTTCTGGAACTCTGGAACACCTAATACCCCATTATCCTCATCAGCAACACTCTCTCCTTTCTTGCTTATCTTCAATAAATACATCTACCTCTTTTCTAGTTTGTATTTAAGCATAAAGCTCCCTATTTCAATGCCATCTGAATAACCTACAGGAACCTCAACCTCTTCATAGTCGTTTGTGCTCTCATTATAATATATATAATTCAACGTCTCTACTATAGGATCATTAAAGTAAATACCTCTACTCAATATTTTATAATCGTTATCTATAAGCCAAGTGTCAATCTCATTATCTACCGATATATTAGGAGAGAACTCCGAGAAGTCCGCAGTAGCATACTCCAACTCTAACTCCCCCCATTCATTTCTGACTATATCCCCATAAGGAGTGTCTATATAATTCTTCAATATTTCTTTTATTTTAGGCATTACTAATAAGGGTTCTTTGGATTCATTCGGGCTTTGCACTTTTTACACTTGCAACCCTTTTTACATTTCTTCATTAGCTTCTAGTTTTAAGTCTTTTCCTTGTTCTTTCTCTCTTCGTTCTCTTACCTTCCTTTTTGGCAACAAACTTTTCTTTATACTTTGTTGTTGTAACACCCCTCCTGTTAGTTTTAGTCTTTTCCTTTACCTTCGACTTAGTAGTAGTACCGTCAGACCCAGTGATAACTGTGGTGCTTTTATACTTATTCTTTGTTTTAGTCTTTTTCCTTCTAGTCTTTTCCTTGTCTTTACTCGTGGTTGTAGTGCTTACTAAATATTTAGTATTGACTGAACCGCCATATTTATTCTTCATAGTTGTATTGTTTTAGCAAATATAATAATTTTTTTTATATGTGAGGGAGTGAAGCCCTATCATGGACACCCCGTGCTCCACCCAAAACTTTAGCCTACGGCATCTATTCTATCAAAAATCAATTCATTTTCTAACCTAATACACATTATTATGTCATTCAAATCAAGACTAAAGCAATCAGTAAAAGATTACGGAACAACAGTAAAGGTACAGCTTAAAGCTTCAAAGCTAATAGCTCAAGGCGCATCAATAGATGAACTAAACGACAATGCTAAACCATTCGAAGAAATATACTTAGACTCACAAAGACTTCAAGACGTGAAGAAAGTAGGGGCAGCAGTAGGGGCAGCGTTCTGGACTGGTATTATCTGTGCTATCGTAGACTAATAAATTAAATAAACATTATCATGAAGACAAACGTTAAAAGAATCGACACGCTAATCTTATTGTATAACAAATCATTAGCAACTGCAACACACACAAGACTTATGTACTTATGGAACTTGCTAGTAATGTACGCTATGGAAGAGTCAACTGAACTTAAATGGGCAGTAATGGTCGTTCCAAGCAGAAAACTACAAGTATTTGCAGTATAAACGAGTGTAAACGAGTGATACACTCTAACACATATAATCATCACTCAAAAATCAATCATTTAATCACAGAACTATTATCTACAATCACTGACTAGCAGTACGGTGCGGAAAAGAGATCTATCTCATTCTACCCGTTGTAAACAGTGCTATGTATTTAGTAGTTCGTTTAATCATTGGAGGATAAAACCATGACAAAAGAAATCAAAAACGTAATCGTAAGCGGTTACAAAGTAGTAAAGTATGTATTTAAACATTCATTAGCTACAAGTAGAGCGGAAGAAATTAAGTATGAAATACTAACGGTGTTTCACTACAAGAAAGCAGAATATTTAATCAAGAAACTAATCAAGTAAACAAATCCTCTTGAAGGCGTAGGTCTTATCGTGTTCATTACACTAAAGAGGAACTAACCATATGGAGACTGAACTACCTTAGTGTTCTACCACAAGATGACAAAATCAAGTCAAAAATCAATGTTCGAAGAAGCAAAAGAAGCGTTTAACTCTGTTAAGTCAGAAGTTAACAAACAAGTGCACACTTATTCAAGCCACGAAGCTTGGAGAGATGTAAAGAAAACAGCGGTTATAACATCAACTGCAATGTTAACGATACTATCGTGCTTTGTAAGCTCTGCTGAGTAAAAACGAGGCTGCCATCAACAACTTTAAAATTCTGCTTGCTCACTGTGAACTAGTCACTACGATTAGTATACAGCTGGGCAGCCAGAAAGTTGTAAAGAACAACTGTGCTATCTCGTATGGAGCAAAGTATCTGATCCAAACATATTCCTATGCAAGTCGTCAACCATTTCCGTTGGAAGACAAATATAGGGAAATTATTAATAACTCGCAAAGAAATTTTGCGGCTCGATATTTCTGTTATGGTAAGGTCTATCTAACGATAGTCTGTGAAGAAGTAATAAGCTACCTCTCGGTTCGACTCCGAGTGCAGGAACTACTAACTATTAATTAAATAAAGTAAACTATTATGGAAAAAGCATTAACGTATTTAGGTTCATTCCTAATATTAGCATTCTTATTGTTCGCAGTAGGAGTGCTAATCAATCTAGTACTAACAGTACTAAGTCAATTGCTAGTTGTAGCAGCAGCCGTATGGTTATGCTACAAGATGTACAACCTTCAAAAAGAAAACAGAGCGATATGATACACATTATCATTACACACGCATTAGCCTTTGGCTTTGGTGCCTGTATTGGCGGATACATAGTATCAAGCATCATAGAAAAGAAAATTAACAAACTCTTAGAAGTATTAGACGAATGAAAAAAAGAAAAAGAATTAAGATGGCACCGATAAGATCGAGTAACATCAAAAAGAAGACGTTTATTAAAACGCACACTCAATTATATGTTGAGAAAGGTAGAAAGGAACTCCGTGACTGGTATAACTCCTTAAGTGTAGACGATAAAATCGCACACGATATTAACACCTGTAAGCCTTGAGGTTGTAGGGTGACTCGTTGTCACCTACAGGTACTATTAACTAAACTTAATTATTATGAAAGACTGGAAACAGATAGCTGAACAGGCTCAAACTGAAAGAGACTTACTAGCTCAAGAGCTTGTTCATTTAAAGAACCAAACAGGATTTGTAGGTAATATAAATATTGAATTAGAAGAGAGGACTGTAGGCGATAAAACTGGTGTTTACATGACAGCTTACTGTAGACGATATATAAATCGTGATGTTGAAAGGATTGTTCATAAATATATTGCCAAAACCCAATACAATAAATAAATAAACAACTAATGTCTTACTGGTTCAATTAAAAGACTCTAAACTTTCCTGTAAATGCTTATGGCAAAGATCAAAGTAATGAAATGGAATGGTAGAAGTGTTTTAAACACTACCAATAAAGAAGGGAAAAGCGTGATTATCTTCACAAATAAATACGCTGCAGTACCTCAAAACATAATCAACTTAGGAACGGATGCGTTCAAAGGTTGGTTGAAGAAACAAGTAGGAATACAATTAGTCAAAGTTCGAGAGAACTCACTAATAACTAACTACTCGTTGGTTTCAAACGAATATGCTAACAAATACAATAAACTATAGAAACTATGGCAAATATTAGAGAATTACTCGGAGCGAAAGCTAAAGCTGTTACTACTAACAGTTACATTGTTGTAAACAACAACAAGAGAGACGGTAAACGATTTAAATCTAAGAAAGCAATTAGATTTAGACGTAAAAAAGATGCAACTGAAAAGTTTGCAAACGCAATATTAAATTATTGCTTAACACATAAAATATATACAGCAAAATGAAGAAAAAAGAAACATTAGTAGATAAGCTATTCCACCTAGCAATGGGTGGTTTAGCTATCGCTATAGGAGCTCTGCTTGTTGCAGCGACAATAAGTATCGTAGCATCTTTTGTAATCGGACTAGCTCCGCTTGTTGCGATTGCAATAGTAGCAGGAATAATTTATTTCACCTTTAAAGAATAGAAATTATGAAACAACCAACTGACGTACAACAACACTATGTTGCAAGAGACCTTTTAGAAGTCAAAGAAGAAATAGGTAAATTAATAGATGAACAATTACAAAATATCATTGATCAATCTAATTATATTGCAAAGAAAAATCTTGGCTTAATTAGATATACAGCGGGTTATTATCATTCTCATAATATACCAGATGATATGACGTATGATGAAGCAGTAGAGTTTTACCACAACAACAAAGGTCGAAGTTATTTAGTTATATATCCAGTGAACGATGAAAGAGGCGTTGAAGGGCCTTTATTTGCTCATGCAGGATCTTATCATGGATATGTTAATAGAATAGACCCTGAATTAGAGATAGCATGTCCTAGACACTATCCTCGTGAAACCGTAGAACAACTAAAAAAAGAAATAACTAAAACTAAATAACTATGGTAAAAATAGGAATACACCCAGACAGTAAAACTGCATCGTTCACTTTTGATAATGGTTACACATTGTCAATAGGAGTAGGAGACCATCACTATAGCTCCAATTACCATATAATTTATGGAGACAACGATAGATTAGAAGCGACATCTGTAGAGATACTTATCTCAGGACCTAACGGGAATGTAGAAGCTTTAGATGGAGACCAAATTGTAGCATGGGTAGATGTTGACAAATTAGTAGACGTAATACCTCTGGTTAAAATGGCTAAGCATGATGCTGACATTACTACTATTTATAAAATATTATCTAAATAAACAAACCATGGATAGATCAACTATTATCTGGGAGATAACCAGAATCGACACGATGTCCTACAGAAATGTAGGAATGCAATTAACAGGTAGCTATACTCATGAGCCTGATGGATATAGGTCAAAGCTATATGATATATATAACTCATTGAGTGATAGCAACTTAGAGGCATTGTACAACTTAAAAGTAACCTCTTTCAATAAGATAAACAAAAACTAAATAATTATGAGTAGTACACAAGAATTTTTACTAGCAAGAGTTGAAGCTCTTCAGGATAAAGTTATAGATCTAGAAGCAGAAGTTAAACTAGAAAACGAAAACAAACGCAGGATTGTTACAGACTTGCAAATGGACATTGATGAATTAGTAAATGTAATAAGAGGGCTTGACCCTACAAATCCAATCTTACAACACCTTACATTATGATGGATCCAACAGAAATTAAAGACGTGCCTTGTAGCACATGCGGTAACTTACATCCAATGGATGAATTTACAGAATACGATTGGGACTACCAATTGTGTGATGATTGTGTAACTAAAAATGAAGACGAATGAAAACATCAAAAGAAATAGTGCAAATATTACAAATCCTTACAGCAGATGTAATGGATGCGTATAACAATGCGACAGGAGAGAATCTCTTATCCGTTGATAATGAGATGTATAGCCTCCTCGAAATGTTACCAGCAGTAATTAAAGAGGAGAAAAAGTCTCATGCCATAGGATTTATGGATGAACTATCAACTGTAATTAGTAAAGATGGAATTAAAGATTTCTATCGTAACAGTAAAATAAGTAAAACAATATGAAAGAAAACAAAATTATTGCGGAATTTATGGGAGTGTATTCAGAAGAAAATGGATATGATTACACTAAAATAGGTAACAAAGGAGTGTACTACCACACCTCTTGGGGCTGGTTGATGCCCGTAGTTGAGAAGATAGAGCAACATTGTGAGGGGATGCCACAAGAGATGATTTACGTTAGTTTGTATAGTGATATAAATGAGGTATACAAATCAGTATTAACTTTTATTAAAAATAATCAACATGAATGGAGACAACAATAAACTAATAGCAGAGTTTATGGGGATGAAATATTCAGACGAAAGAAGTTTTAATGATGGGGAATGGACACATTCGATTCGTTCTCTGAGTAAGTTTCACACCTCTTGGGATTGGCTTATGCCAGTAATCCGTAGGATACGAGACCATGTTAATATAGATATGAGTTTTGAAGAGTATGATGATTGGAGAGAAAATTTTAAAGAGATAGATCCTTATAATTACAGTTTAGAACAATGCTATACAGCAGTAGTAGAATTTATTAACGAGTATAATAAAAATAACTAGAAATTATGAAAAAAACAGTAAAGAATTTATTCAAAAGCCAAACACAAGACGTAAAACTATTACGAGACTTTATGTTTGCAAAAGATTACGAAAAGTATATCTACAAGTATAGTGAGTCAATAGATAGTGCTATTGATGTTACTATGCAGATAGGTAGGAAATCCGTCAAGACAGCAACCGTGCTTGCGTCTGCTGCAGGTGTAATGATCGGTGGATTACTAGGAACTGTATTAGAATAATATGGAATCCGTAGATATAGGAATTATGGTAATATCAATACTATCATTCATGTTTATCTGTTGGGTATACAAAGACAGACCAGAAGATGACTATTAACCTTTAAACCCGTCACAAATGACAGTAACAGTTTGGATTAAACAAGAAATAGTGCTAAATTGGAGCCACTATAAAAATCACTTAGACGAGATCTTTGACATCACAAAAAGAGAGCCAGGAGACTTAAATATGATGCAAGTCAATTTAACTCCTGAAGAATACCAACAAATAATAACACCTAAAAAATAACAGCATGTCTAACATGGGAAGACCGAATGAAAGACACTACCTAAAAGGCGTAGTTTTAACGTACTTAGATAAAATACCAGAAAAACCTATAGGGTATATAGTTGATAAGGTAAGTGGAGAGATAATCAAAACAACTGATGATAACGGGAATGTAAATGTTGATACATTTGTATTGCAGTTTGGTAAGACTGCACCAAAGTTACCAGCACAATCTGACTATATAAACCCTCATACAAAAACTTTTTCTGAAGTATTATTATAGTGGAGAAGAAAACTATATGGTTATGTAAGTACAGGATTAAAGTCTGGAAAGAAGTTTACTCTAACAAGACTAAATCTGTAAAGCTATCACATATATCCAAAGAGTATAATGTAGAAGGCCTCTTAAAAGGTAATTGTTTAGATGATCTAAAAGATCCTGAAATAAATAATTATGCTTTTGGTCAGCTTATAGAAGAATACGCAGGAAAATACTCCGCTAAAATAGAAATTATAGGAGACATTGAAAAGCTTTCATCTCATGGCCTTACTAATTATGAGATATAACCAACCAAATCAATTATTATGGGATTAGACATGTATTTAAGTAAGAAAACTCACGTTAAAAACTGGGCACACAAAGAAGACAAACACAGAGTCGTAGTAACTACAAACGACCAAACAAGACTAGACATCAAACCAAATAGGGTAACCGATGTGGTTGAAGAAGTTATGTATTGGCGAAAAGTAAATGCAGTACACGCATGGTTTGTTGAAAACGTTCAAGACGGTATAGATGAATGTCAAGAATCAAGAGTAACTATTGAGCAATTAGATGAACTTGCAACAATATGTGAAAAGGTAATTAGGGATAAAAACCCTGAATTATTACCAACACAAGCTGGATTCTTCTTTGGCTCAACAGAACCTGATGAGTATTATTATCAAGAAATAGAAGAAACCGCTGAAGTATTAAGAGAAGAAATTAGAAACAATCAAGAGAAATATCCTGAATATTTTTATCAAGCCTCTTGGTAGTATTAACAATTAACCAAATCAATTAAATTTACGCTTATGAAAAACTCAAAGTTAACAGAAATCGGATTAGATTTCACAGTATCAAAAAGACCTTTAGTTAGAATAGACAAAGAAGTCTCTGTTAACGAGCAAGGTCAATTAGCAACCCACGATAAGGTCGTAGAGACAGATTGGTTTGCAACCACTAATGACTCTACAGATGAATCTCTCGGTGTTGTAGGTAAGAGTTATACTCTTACGCAGAACGAAGAAATTATTAGAGTCTTAGAAGAAGTAGCTCAAGACAATGATTACACCATAAGCCATTCAGGACCAATTAACGGTGGCCGTCAATGCTTCGTGCAGTTTCGATTAAACGAAACAGTAGAAGTAGCAGAAGACACACTTGTTAAATATGTTGTTGCAACATGGGGGCATGACGGAAAGCATGGCGTTAGAATAGGATATGGTAATAAAGTGGTTAGTTGTGCTAATCAATTTTACCAATTCCATAATAGCGCACAGCATAAGTTACGTCATAGTTCGTCTATTACGGAGCAACTGCAAGCTATACCTCAAATCATGAACGAATACAGAGATCATGAAGATCTTATGTATAACAAGTTCAAAGACTGGTCTAAAGTAGAGATATGGCAAGACCGTAAGCTAATGGAGTTTAGAAACAATCTCTGGAGAGACCTTATGGGAATGGAAAGAGCATTGTCTATTGAAGAGCTTAGAGAGAAATACTCTACTCGTAAAATGAACAACGCTATGGACTTACAGCAATCTCTAAATACAGAAATGCAAGTTCACGGTCAAACCCTGTGGGGATTATTCAATGGTGTAACACACTATGTTAACCACAAGAAATCTGTACCTAACAGACCGTTTGGTAGAGATGAATCACTTATTGTAGGTGGAGGTGCGAAACTCGCTAACAAAGCCTATAAGATGATTGGTGAGTTAGCAGAAGCATTTTAATTAACAGGGGGCTTCGGCCTCCCTTTTTAATCTTTAACTAAAAACCAAAACAATGAGTAACGTAATAAAAACTAGAATCGCAGAGTACGATGTACAGGAGTTTGTGGGATTTGAAGCCAAATACTATTTAGAAAACCCTGACGAGTTCTTAGATAGATATGAGTTCTATAAACTACTCGACTTAAGAGTAGGAGACCTCAAAAAAGAAGACGTAACAGAAGAAATCGTTAACGAAATTGTATGGGAAGATGATCTCCTTCCTGGAGATGCTTACCAACAATTTGAAGACGACATGACGTATTTTGATAAATACTCAGGAGAAACCTTTTCTATTATTGGAACCAATATGGGTTGGCAAAATAGAACAGGACAAAAAGATGTAGAAGTTACAGAAGGTATGGACTTATTTGAAGCTATAAGAATTAACTCTGACCTTACATTTAGAATCTGGAAAGACTCTAATGACGAGCCTGGCACTTACCACGCAAGTATGTCGCACCACGATTCACCTACAGGAGAACATTACGAATTAACCTTAAAACAATAACTATGAAAAACTACAAATTAATTTACATTCCACACGGACATGAAAATGCAGAAGATCCATCTGACTATAAACAATGGATTGACATAGAAGCAGAATGCATAGACGATGCAATAAAAGACGCTCAGAAGTATGGGCAAATGGTAAATATATTTGAAGACAATTAATATGGGAGCATGTGATTTTTCAACACTAGAAGTAGGTCGATTTAAAAGACCAGGAGATGCGTTTAACGAAGCACGAGAAGATGCTGAGTACGAATACGGACACGATCCGTACAACGGTACAATAAGTACCTGTGATAACTTTGACATTAGAGATGATAACCCAAGATATGGAACGGCTGCGTTCAACAAATGGGAAGACAAAGTATTATCAGACCTAAGTAAACGTGAATGCGTCTGCGTAGAAATAACAGGAGCAGTATTAAAGCGACTGAAAGAACGTAGAGGGTATAAAGGAAAGAAAGGTATAAGAGCTTTTTATTTCTTTGGTATGGCTGCCTATTAAAATAAGGCAATTAAGTAAAAATTACTAGGTAAATTTAACTTGTTAGACGCCAGTTTTTATACCTAGTTTAGTACGTGAGCAAGCTGCGTGAATGCTGCATTTCAGAAGGTGGCGAAATTGGTAAACGCAGGGGATTCACTCTCCGTAAGTACAGGTTCGAATCCTGTCCTTCTGACTAACTAAAAACAAGAGTAAGATGAATGAACTAGAACACATTTTCGGAGATGTATTAAGCGATTTGGAAAAAGCAACGAAGATTAGAAACATCAAAAGCAAGTGGGAGGAACTCTCTCACCTACTAGATAAAGTTGAGGCTATGATAGATGCTAAAGAGATAAGTGCGACAGAGCTAATTGCTATCGTAAGCGAGTACAAGCGAATCAAATCTGTTGAAGAATAACGCATTGTGTATGGCACGTTGCGAAAAATTAAACGAAATA